TTTGTTTCTAAAGCGTCTAATCGTTCTGCCCACATACCCCAAGTCATGGCAAAACCTAGTCCCATTATTAAATATGGTGCTAGTATCTTTATGTCTATGTTCATGCTATCTCCTATTTACTTTTCGCTGACATTCCTGATAAAGGATTATTTAGTGCTTTATCTATCTTTATATCTAAAGCCTCTTCCATTAATTTAAGTTCATCTAAAACTTCCCTAGTATCTTCTTTCTGTCGATCTTCAACATCATTTACTATTTCTGTAATATGCCTGATGTCATTATTCATCGCTCTTAAATCTGCTTTAAGGTCATTCTTTAATTCAGAACTAACTCCTGCGACAAGCTGTACTTCTTCTAGTATCATGGACATTTCACCCTTTATCATCTCTAATTCTTGCTCGATTAATTCTAATCGTTTATCCATTTCAGCTTCAGCAAGATCTATTTTCTTATCAAACTCGCTTAGATCAGGGGCTACAAAGTCTTGAACTTGTTGCTTCATATCCAAGTAATCATCATAAAAACGATACCCGGACCACCCTCCACCAATAATAGCACCTATTAAAGATAGAATAATAAAGAATTTTCCACCAGAAAATTTAAGTCCTTGATACTCAATACTGGGCATTTATCATCTCCTCTATAGTTTGTGCTTGTGCCATGTTAAATAATACTCCATAGTTATCTTCTATTGTTTTGTTTAAGTATTCATTGACATCTGTATCAACAATAGTTGATTGAGTGTCAAAAAATGTTTTAGTATTTCCTAATATTTGCATTACAATTAATGTCTTCATTTGAGCTGCATCATCATATCGTTCTTTATCGTCTATCTTTTTAACAATCTTAGTTGCAGCTTTTTCTTTTGCAGAAGGTTCTTTTACAGATTCTTTAGGTTCTTCAGCCTCTTCCTGCTGTACCTCTTCTTGTTCTGTATTATCCTCTGCTTCCACAGTGGGTTCTTCAGTAGTTTCGCTATCGGGTTCTGCTGTTTCTTCGACTGGCTCATCTGCTACTTCCATTTCCATTTCTAATTCCACTTCCATTTCTGCCTCTATTTCTACACTGGCTACCTCTGGAGTATCCAACTCTGGAATATCTATTTCAAACTCTTGTATTTCTAATTCTACAGTTTCGTACGACACTTCCTCTGATTGCGATTCTATAGGAGCAAAATCTATTTCTCCTGCTTCATCAACAATAACATCATTAAACTCAAAAACCTCTTCTATAAAGTCTAATTCTGTTGGGTCAAATATTTCTAGATAGTATATTTCTTCTATTGTAGTAATTTGTTGTGTAATTATAGTATTAATTACATTGTAAAATACATTAACAGTTACATCATCGAATAAAGGACCTACAGCAAGATTGATATCTCTACCGCCAATCTCTATAACTACTTTATTTAATACACCACCAAAATCGAAAGACCCATTATAAGACTGATATCCTGTTGATACCCCAGACTCAGACAAGATGTCAGTACCTGAAAAGACTTGACTAGTCCCATTAAGTCCTGTAATGTGCATGTATATTCTATCTTGAGCATCTTGCTTATCTACTTCTATAGTATACTTAACTTGTCCTCCATTATCTATTTCTAAATCAGAAATATCGACAGTCTGTATAAAAGTTGTGCCCATTCCTGCAACGCCCATTGTTGATGTTGAATTACCACTACCCGTAATCTGCGCACATTTATCTGGACCTAATCCATAACAAGCATTACCTGTTGGCATGTTAGCACCGCCTTGTCCACCCCAATCAATGTCCATGTCTCCTTCTTTAGATGATGATACATAATCATTATCACCATCAAGAATATCTCCTGAATCCTCATTTGTAACTGTTGTAGTGGTAGTGGTTACAGTGGTTGTGGTTGTTGTTATAATCTCTGTACCTTTATCTTCTTCAGTAACAACCGCTTCTGTTTCTTCTGTGATTGTTACTCCAGGTATACAAAGTCCTTCTACATCAGGTAAGCAAGTGTCTGCTTTAGAATAAGAGGAGACCAGTAGTAATAAGGAACAAAGTCTTATAAAGTGCAATATGACCGACATCACTTAATTCTCCTTTTACAGGTTTAGCTGCCTGTACATAGTCTGTTTTATATTTACTCCCATCAGGAATCTCATCAGGATTATCCGACCAATATTGTGCAGCTTCTACGCCTATAGAACCTCGTGCTGGGCATGGGGTCCCTGCATCAGTCATTGCATCCCAAACTCGTGGGTCTTGACAGAGAATAGAAACAGCCGCAACTTTCATGCCGTAGGCGTACATAGAGCGACTTAATTTTAATTTTTGACACAGTTGGTCGTCTACTAAAATTCCTGTAGCTACACCTAAAACATTATTCTGTACACTTCCGCCCACACCTACTTTACATATATCACTATTAGAGTTGATTATAGAGGGTGCATTTGCGGTAGGTGGTGTTGAATTTGTCACCACCGTGCTTGACACAGTATTTGTTTCAGCGTAAGAAAAATTTATAGACACTCCCATAATTATAAAACTTATGAGAAGACATAGAGCAAAAAAATTAGAGTTTTGTTTCATTTTATCTTGCCGTTACTGGCACTCCTTTACTACTTACAAATGGATGTTCTGCAAATGCCATGTAAATAGCATCATGACTATTTGGATTCATTCCAACACCACTTCCTCTAAGTTTAAATCCATTTGATACAAAATCTATATCTTGGTCAAAAGTGTTTTCTGCATTACTTTGGTCTGCATGAAGAGTATTATCCATAACATTAATAGTGTCTCTTTTATTATCCCAAATATACCAATGATATCCCGTACCACTAGCACCTATGTTTTTAATCATAAGCCAAGCAGGTTTAAATCCTGTATAAATAAATGCTCCATCTGCATTGGCGTTTCCTCTAAATTTACCAAACTTTGAGTAGCCTTGTTTTTCTGCAAAACAGTATGCTAGATAAGTTGCACTATTTTCATTTAATGCATCATATGTGCTATGATACCCATCTAAAGTAAAAGTAGTTGTATTTGTTGATGTTATTCTAGCAGGGTCACTAGTATCTAATCCACTTGTACCATTTAAAAATAAATTACCTCCACCAGATTGTGATGCACTTTCGTGAAAAACTCTCCAACTTTCATCACCTATTGACCTACTTTTCGCAATAACAACTTTACACTCCGCACCTAATCCATGACCCACTGTTTGTGCAGAAGCATTTCCATTACCTGTGTAAGTAACTATACTAAATCCTGCCGTAGTGTTAGCTTGAACTGTTGCGGTTATATCACCATCACTATTAGATGATGTAGTTCCACCATTACATTTCCAATTCCACGCTGCATAAGTGGCAGTATTAATATTAGTGTAGTTTCCACCACTTGAAGGAATAGAAAATCCATCTGAAATAAATGCTGACATTTGGTCTGAACTACCATTAGATTCTGCGTCAGTGGTATTACTATATATTTCCTTACCTGCACCTCTAGTGCTATCGTATAATCTATGATAAGTTGTACCTGACCTTTGTTTTATCCATAACCAATCTGGTTGAAATCCTACTCCTGTTATATTTCTAGCACTTGCATTACCTGTATATAAAACAGTATTAAAATGTTCTTCTCCGTTATCTATTGTTGTATAAGCCATTATCCAAACTCCGCTAATCTTTTAGTACATAGTGCATAATATCCTGATGGTGGTGCGTATTCAAAGTTACCATACTTGCCGTCTGTGTTACCACTTGATATTGAATGAATTGGGTTTCCAAAATTCCATTGAAATTGTGATTGCCCACTTGTTGAAGCATCAAAACAAAATGGGAACATTGGCTCTCCTGTATTTAAATGTGATTGGTCGCTTATTTGTGTGGTTACATCACCTGTTCCTGTAGAGCCACTAGTAGGGTCACCACTATCTTGCCATGTTCCATTTATACCATAGTACGCTCTATGATTATCCATATCTAATGCCCACATGACTATATCATTATCGCTCAAAGAACTAGCATAACTTGTTGCAGTTGCATTTTCTTCTATTTGACCATTATAGTTCACCATAAAACCTTTTGATGGATTTTGGTCATACATAACTCCACTAAATCCTGCTATGGCATTGACATCTCCAATACCTGTGTTTGCTCTAGCAACAGTTGGTATTTTTATTTCCCAATACCATTTACCAGAGGTTACACCAAAACTTGCAAAACCATATCCTCTATCTGAGTTTGCTGATGTAAATTTTCTGTTAAGATTACCCACCGAAAATGTTCCGTCATTATCAAAATTACTTCTAAACAAAGGATTTAATGTGGCAAAGTTATTTGTACAGGTATCTTCTGTTACTGGATTTTCACTTGCAGTAAAATTAGTTACTGCCCAATGATGGTCATTACCGGATGTGTCTGCACCTATACCACTAGAGTTTGCACTTGTTCCTGTTTGTTTAAACTCAAGATAAAAACCATTAGTGCCATGACTACCTGTATATTCTATGGGAACCCAAACTCCGTTATCATCAAACTCTCCAAATGATGTAGGTGTTAATTGTGAGCCATCTACTAAATGATACTCACACATATATCCATCAAAGTATTGACTATCGTGGTCGGGATAACTTCCTATTCTATGAGCATTATTGTTGTTAAATCTTGTTTGATGATTTTGACTTGGATAACTTGCAGTATCAAATGCTGTTATTTGTGAACCATTTAAATATATTTTTACTCTATTAGTATTTGTTCCTTGTGTTGTATCAAACGCAACAACTAAATGATACCATGCACTCGGGTCTCGTAAAATTTGTGTACTGGTAAAAACATATGCTTCTCCACCTTCGTAATTGTATATAAATATTTTATCAGAATTGTTGATAGAAATATAATCAAAATTATTATTACCGCCTGTACCATCATCAGCAGCTAATATTTGCCTTTCAAAATTAGAATCTCCAGAGGGACTAACTGTTAATTTAAGCCAAACAGAAAGAGTAAAAGTTCTTCTATTACCTGCACTACTTGGGGTTCTAGTTAATCTTGGACTATCCCCATCATTAAACCTAAGTGAGTTTTCTACTTCGTAACCACCACTTACTGAATTAGCACCTAAGATACTAACCATACTATACTACCTCGTCTGGAAACTCGCCTAGTGGTCTTGACTGTACACCCTCACTGTCTGTGGTATATGTTAGTAGAGTTATTAATGCTTCTACATTAGCACATCCGTCTATAGATGTTTCCATAGCATTTACTTTTGTTCTAACTGCGGCTCTGTAAGTTGAAATATTACTAGGTACAGAATAGCTACCAACATCTGCAGCTTTGATTACATACCAATCTGTCTTAGCTAGTAGTCCTGCAGCTTGTGCGTTAAAGTTTTCTTTGTATAAAGTTTTTAAACCTTTTACTTTAACATCCCCTACAGATTTACCTTCAGGTATTAATCCGTCTGTATTATCTTGTGAGGTATATAAAGAATCTGCAATATCTTTAGCAGTCGCTGTTCCATAACTACCTGTTACTTTACCACTACCAAAAGCATAAGTGATATCTGTATTAATATAAAATTTTTCATCTTTTCTATTTGTTTCATCTATCTCTACAGTATAGATACCGATAGCATTTCTTTCTGTTTCGGTCCATAAAGTATAAATGCTAGAAGGATATTGATTATCCCCTATTGTAATTCCTTTATTGCCTTTGGGAAATTGTGTGATTGTTCCTGATTCTACTAATGCAAACATATTTACTCCTATGATAATGTTAGGTTAAGATTTCTACCTA